GACTTGGGCTTCCAAAGTAACCAAGTCCATTTATATCCATTAGCCCTCAATTGTATCTAACATGCTACTACCAAAATTTTCATCAATTTAATACAGTCTCTTTCAATTGAATGTATAGAGTATTGAAAATATTTATTGGAATATTAATATTGTATAGTATATAATATAGAAGTTCGGAAAGTGGACAGGCAAGGAGGCAGGGGTGTCCACTAAAATGTCCACTTTTTATTGTGTAGTTTCTTGATAGTAATTAATTTATTATTAATATTATTAATAATAATATATATTATGGACATTATGGACATTATGGACACTATATCTATCTTACCCCCTCCCCCTACTTCTAATAACTATTAAGATTCTTTATAGTTATTTTTATTCCATATATCCTAGAGGGGTGTCCAATATGTCCATAATGTCCAACTTCCTCGCAGTCCATCGTTTTGGGGGTGTCCATTGAGTGTCCATTGGAGTGTCCATAAAATTCAGTATAGCGAAATTACTCACTTTGAAATTAAACATAGAAGAGTTCTGTTTAATTTAAACTAATAGTAATTCATTTATTAATATTTGAGCGAAAAGCCCACTTTATATGTAATTAACATTTAGAATAAACATGGAAGAAGATAAATGGCAACATGTCAAAATGGATGTAGAAGAATATTTGGAGTCGGGTGCTGAACTATCCAATGGGATTATTGAGGTAGTGAAACTGAACTTGAAACTTGGAGAAGAAAACCCAAAAGAAAGAAAGGGAGTTGTAAAGGCTCTAAAGGCTATGCTGACGGACAAAGAAGGGACTCCTTTTCACAAAGGAAATAAAAGCGACTTACCCGCTAAGGTAAGGGTAAATGTGGAGAAGTTAGGTAGGATGGTCTATGAAGCATCACTACAATATATGGCCCACTCAAAGTATATGTTGTTCATTACCCCTAGACATAAGAAATCCGGTGGAGGTTTTTACAAGAGTGCTAAGGAGTTCGCATTGGCTAATAAGAAGAGGCTCACCACTAGGTTAAAAAAGCAATATAGGGATAAGGTGTGGGATGGAACGCTAGATGGATTAATGCCTCTTGAAGAGGAGTAATTTCATTAGTCTCATAGTATGTCTCGACCCCCCAACGACCTCCTGCCTCTTTATATACCCCCCCTCCGACCCATGAATGTCCTCCCAAGTGGAGGGCAACCTCCCAAAGTTATGTTGACTAGTAGCACTAGTCCGACTTAACTTAACATCACGGTTGGTTAAGTTTTAAGCAACAGGGGCAACATTGAAGTATTTTTACCATGTTTCGGGGGGGACATGAGAGTTGCTGAACTTAACCAACCACCTTATACTCCACCCGAAATAAAAATGGTGAATAAAAATGATAAAAGGAACAGAAGAACAAGAACAAATATGGAATGAAATAGTGAACACAAACAATGATGTAATAGTCAATGCCGGTGCAGGAACAGGTAAGACTTTCACAATTGTAGAAGGTGCTAATAGAGTAAATGCTAGCAGAATGGGATTCTTAGCATTCAACAAATCTATCGCAACTGAACTTGCTGAAAGACTACCCGAACATGTAGAAGCAAAGACATTTCACGCATTAGGTATGAACGCCGTTAGAGATGCAGTTGGTAGAACTAAAGTAAACAATTGGAAAGTAAAGAATATTATTGATGGTATTCTTGGCCGAGATTACTTTGCTCAACCACTTGTCAAACTAATTAGTTTAGTCAAAGGTTCAATGATTGATTGCACAGATAACAAAGAAATCTATAAGTTAATTGATGAATATAATATTGAGTTCAAAACACCTAGAGAAGAAGTTATGGGCGTTGATTTAGTATGTCAAATACTTGATGAGTGCAAGAAACAAACTAATGAGATTGACTTTGATGATATGATTTGGCTACCACTAGTTAATGACTATCCTCTACCACAATTCGATATTTTGTTTGTAGATGAAGCACAGGACTTTAATGAAATGCAAAGACAACTAGTTTTGGCTTGTACGCAATTAGGTAGATGTATTATTGTTGGAGACAAGAATCAGGCGATTTATGGCTTTAGAGGAGCAGATAGCGGAAGTATGGCTATCTTTGAAAATCAACTCAAAGCGAGAGGTAGCACTGTAAATTCTTTTGGATTAACTCTAACATGGCGTTGTCCTAAATCAGTAGTTGCCGAAGCAAATAGATATGTCAAAGAATTTAATTGTTTAGAAACTGCGGAAGATGGACAAGTTCATGTAAACGCATATCTAAACCCACAAAAGGGCGATATGGTTTTGTGTAGATATAATGCACCACTAGTTAGTGCATTTTATGATTTAATTACACAGGGTAAATCAGCATATATTCTAGGTAGAGATATGCACAAAGGTTTAGTAAATTATGTCAAGAAAATCACAAAGCATAACAACATGTCAAGTGAAGAATTTATGAATCTATTAACAGTTGACTTTAGAGTTAATCATGCTAAGTTAATAGATACTGATAAGCAAAATCAAGCAAACACACTTAGCGATAAGTTTGAGTGTGTAAAGATATTTGCATCAAAGGCTGATACTGTTGGTGGAATAATTGCTGAAATTGAAAGACTGTTTAACAGTAAGACAAAAGGCGATATTCAATTATCAACAGTTCACAAGGCTAAAGGTCTTGAGGCTGATAATGTATTTATCCTAGCAACTGAAAGAATGCCACATCCTAAAGCAACTAATATGCAAGAGGAAAGAAACATTTGTTATGTTGCTATAACAAGGGCTAAGAAAAACCTATATTATTGTGGGCCACGCCCTAAGAACTGAATGGCTGATAGATTAAGCGTCGAGTTCTATTACATGCTACCTTTAATACAGATAGTGTGTTTTGGACTCTTCGCTTTGTTTGTCACAACAATAATGAAAATATATGAATGGAGGAATAAAAATGGAAAGAGAAGAAGAGTTGAGTAGCGAAAGTTACATGAATGGTGATGGAACTATCAAGTTCAAAAGAAGTCTAGGTAATGGGCATTGGGATAGAAAACTAAAGGCTAATTTAGTTGCCTTATCTAATGCTGATAACTACGATGAAGCAAAACATGAATGGATTGCTACCGGAGATGTTTGGCATAGAACACATGACAATCAAGTAAGACCAACTTGGGTTAATGAGCATGCAGGTAAATGTCTTTGTGGACATAGAGTAGTATATCACTTTAAAATTAGAAACACCGAGAACGGTAATGAAGAATGTGTTGGTAGTGAACATATTGGTTCTTATCTTATTCTTAGAGAAATTAAAGAGAGAACAGGACTGAAAGATTCGGAGATTACTGATGAGATGATTCAAGAATGGATTAATACAAGAACACAGTCTATGATTGCTACCGCTTGGTGGCATGAGAACGGTGAACACTTTACACAAATGTTCGATAGAATCAAAGAGGCTGATTTGAGAATAAATGTCAAGTCTAAAGAAACTTATTGGTGTTATACCGATAATAAATTTAAAATCAAAAGCCGTATGTTAAAAAGAGGTAGTGGAAAGATAGGTGATGATGATTATCAAATGTCTTCTATTGTTTATCGATGGAATCATCCACATAATCCAAAGCCTCAACAAACAACAAGAGGTTATCCTAATGATAAATTGTGGAGTGATTTGATATATTTCCACGCTATGTATGATATATCACATAAGGCTAAACTAGAAGCCGAAGATGCTAGACTTGAAGAAAGAACAAGGAAACATCTTGAGTATCAAGAAAATGCAAGAAGACAGAGAGAGCAACGAGAAGCAGAGCGAATAGAAAGACAAAAACAATATGAAATTAGGCGAGAACAACAAAGACTAAAATATCAAGAGGAAGAAAGAGTTCGCAAAATGCAATTAAAAGAATCTAATAAAAATAAATTTTCTTCACAAAAGATAGAATTAGATAGTTTTGAGATGTTCAATTTACAAGAACAACAAGAGTTCAAGAACATGTGCGACTACTATGGTTTACCTGCTTTCGATGGTTCATTTCCTATAAGTATATGGGAGTCTAATTTCTTAATAGATATTAGAAGAAGAATGGCTTCGGGCAGTGAACTAACACCCAGTCAACTACAAACACTTAAGAAAATTTGTGATGGAACGCCTATAACTTCAAGACAAGAAACTTATCTAAAGAGTCTAGGGTATGAAGAAGATACTTCTACTTTAACTAAAAGACTTGCTAGTAGGCTCATTTACAACAAGAATACTTATGGAACATTTGAAGGTGAAAGTGAATGACACAAAAGAAGAAAAGACAAACTCGCAGTAAACCAAAAGAAGACTTAAACAAGGATGGGGAATATCTTGTTGGGTTAATAAAAGAATTTGATAAGTTTCTTGATGAAAATAAACATCTAAGAGCAAGAAAATTCATAGAAGCCTACAAGAAATTCTTCAAGGGTCAATTATGATTCTTGGTGATTAAGTTGTTCAATTGGATAAAGCGGTTCTTTGTAAAAGAACACAAAGAAAAAGTTCCTAAATGCTATAAGTGTGGCCTAATGGCTTCAATCATGGTATTCATGGAAATAAAAACATTAGAACTAGAAGATATAGACGACAATATTCTAGTCCAACTTTGTAGTCATTGTCATACAGAACTACATGAACTGTATGACAAGGACTACATACCCCCAATAATAAAAGAGGAATAAAAATGAATAAAGAAAAAGAAACTAAGATGATAGGAGTTATGTGTCATCTTGGAGGCATAAATAATTTTAAAGTGAATAAGGAAGATTTGATTAAAGACCCTATAAAGACTTTAGAAAATCTACTTAGTAAAATAACAGAAGAACCTCTAATTAGATTAGGTCATAAAATGAATAAAGAAGAAAATAAGGAGGAATAAAAATGGAAACAGAAGAAATATGGAAATTATTAGAACAAGGATTCGGCGGTGTGCTTGAATCTACGGATAAAGAAGAAAGAGATTATTACCTAGCAAAAAGCATAGAAGGATTAGATATTGGTTTGGGTCATTTCAAAGAAAATTGTAATGCTTCAAACTTTAATGGAATGGTTTTGGCTATGTTGTCTTTACAGTATTGGACACAAAAGAAGGTGATTGAATGAATATATTCGCATTATCAAAAGACCCTAAAGAATCAGCAAGACAAATGCTAGATAAGCACATAGTTAAAATGCCAACTGAAAGTTGCCAAATGCTACATACTAATGCGTTATTTAATGAGTTTGTTGATAGATACGGCCATGAGCCAAGTCTAAAAAGACTCAAAGAATACCACCAAGAAATTGAATCAACTTTGATGAAACCTGCTATGCTTAATCATCCTAGCACTATTTGGGCTAGAAAGAATATCCACAATACTATGTGGTTGTTTGAACATGCTATTGCTTTATGTGTAGAATATACTTACAGATATGGTAAAGTTCATGGAACACATACTAGAATACTATCTACCCCGATAGACTATGATGGTGATTCTAATCTAGCAACACCCGTTGATATTGCTATGGCTGATGTATATAGAATAAATAATGAGTATGGTGAACATTGTTGGGAATTTGTAATAGATTCTTACAGACACTATTACTTAGAAGGTAAATGGGAATTTGCTAAATGGAAGAAAGATAGAACACCCGAATGGTGGCCTAACAACCACTATCGAAACAAATACAATGAAGGTATTATGATATACAACAAAATCCATAATACAAATTTAAAATTAATGTGAGGAATAAAAATGGAATGTAATGAATGTAATGGAACAGGATGGATAAAAACTTGGAATCATAACCACGATGTTATGATGAGAGAACAATGCTATGTTTGTATGGCCAATGAAAAACATATGCAGGACTTAATACTAGAGGTAAGTAAAATGCTCTCTAGTATAAGTAAGCAAAGATTAGCAAGAGCATTCGCTACAAAACTTATTGATTTAACAGATAGGTTTTGTGCTAGTGATTTTTCTAATGTCGAGATGGCAATAAAAAATAAAGATGTTGAGACTATCTTAATGTCGATGGAAGTGATATAATGAAAAGACAAGTAGAATTTAATGTAGTAAGCGATTTGGAACTACCACCAATGGTAATTTCAATGAATGAAAATGATGAACCAAAGGTTATGCTAAACACTCAGCATAAAATATGGTTGTCTTTAAATAGACGATTAATTTTAGGTATTTTTGAAGCCTTGCCGGAAAAATTGGATATGATTTTAGACGGATATTTGAGGGAACAGAGAATGTTTGAGATTGACGATAACGAGATGCAAAAGCAAATAAATGGAAATGGTGCTAATAATGGGTGAAATAGACAAATTCAGCACATTTATTCTTTATTGCTTAGTTTTCATCATATGTTGGCCTATTGCTTTATTGGCTCTCATTGGTGAAGACTGAAACAAATTAGGCTCGCTTTAAATAGTGATTAAAAGGAAAAAGAAACAGGAGAAATAAATATGATAAAATTGATAGTACAAAATGAAACAGGACACACCGAATTACAACTTGCTAGTTCGGAAGTGATTGAACAGATAGACACACACCCTACACATTGGGTTTTTGTTGATGATATAATGGTTAGCCGTGAAACCATCAATGAAATCAATTGGGATGAAGTATCGGAAGTGCAATTGACCCCTGCTATCGTAGGTGGACAATAAGCGTTAGATTGATATTTCTAATTCCTTTGAGTTGTGATAGGGGAGAGAGGTATTCAAAGCCTCTCTCCCCGTTTTTGATAGGTGCGACATATGAAACACGATGGCTTCTTGAAGTCAGCGTATGTCGTATTTTGTCATTCTAAGTATAAAGTTGAATCGCACATTAAGAACAGGTTTCTATTTTTAATAAATAGTGGTCGCCATGAACAAGATGTAAGATATGCAGTTAATCAACTTTTAAATCATATTTTATGGGAAGACAAGAATGCGGTTCACATGGGTTTTGAAAAATGGAAGAAAGAAAATCTACCTATCAAATTAGAAGCCCTAGATTTTCATAGTGAGAATTGTGAAACTTCTTGTGGATGTAAAATGTGTAATATAAATAAAAAATGGAGTGAAATATATGAAGGAAAAAGACCCGAACTATGTTAGTAGCCATAGGTCGTATAAAAAAAGAATCGCTACTAGATGCCGTGTATGCGGTGGGCAACTATTATTGCCCGAAGAAATTAAATTAGAGAGGCACAAAGATTGTGTGCCTAAATCAAATTCAAAAATATATATGATGTGATAAAATGCAAGAATTAACAATAGAAATAGATAAACCCGAAGATAGCAGAGAAACCTATACCACTACCATTAAAACAGATTTGTTTTATTATAATGGTGAACAACGCAAAAGCAGAAGAGCAACTATGGTGCATATAAGTCCTAACAGGGGAGCAAAAGACCCCATCCATGATTCAATGAAGAAATTTTTTAAGGGTGTGTTTAGTCAATCTAGGCAAACTAGATACTATGGTGTTAGGAGAAACGCACATGCCTTAAAAGAAGGTGATTTGAATGGCATCATTTTCATTCAAGATTGTCCAATATCCATAATTAGAACAAATGGTAAGTATAAAATTAATGGTAAGAATGAATCTATTAATAGTATGTCTAACATATTAGCAAGAGTTCTTTTCAAGTCTTGTTTTACTAAAGATAATGGGGAACTAATGAAAGTGTTGTTTTCAGCATCTAATATGCCGGAAGACATAAAGTATGTTTTAGAAAATAGAGTTCCATACCACTTCTTTAACATGTTTGAAAAGGAAGATGTTAGGTTGAATGTGTCTCAAATAGGAGAGAAAAAATTTGCTTTAGAAATAGACGATGGCGTTTGGGGAAGTATGTCATTAAAAGATTTACAGTCTTTTTGTGGATATTATATTCATGGTAGGAAGAATAGTAAGTTTAAGAGAATGGGTTTAAAAAGACTATATCAAACTATTATTGGCCAAGAACCTTTAGATTCGGACATTAAAAGAATGAAAGCATTCTTGATGCAAAATAGAACACAAGACTTGGTGGAGAATAGGGCCAAGCAATTATTAACAGATATGGCTAACAAACATCCTACTAGAATAAAAATGGTATGGGATGATGGAGAACCACAGGCTATGTATGTTGTTGGTAATGAATATGATTGGAAATTACAGAATAGTCAGTATAAAAGCGACATACAAATGGTATCTACTTTTGTAAGACAACCTAAAGACGATAAGGAATGGGGTTGGGTAGGCCCAATTTGTATAGATAATATGGCTAGAGGTTCTTCTCTTGGCGACCAATTCGCAACAAGAGCATTAGCAGTTATGAATGATAATTTAACGGTAGCAAGAGTAAGCACAATTAAAGGCTACCTAAAACAAAAACCAAATAAAAATGAGAGGATTGAGTTAGATGAAATGTCTTGAATGTGAAGGAACTAAATTTGAAATGGATGAAAGATTGGGTGAACTATCTTGTGTCGATTGTGGCTTAATAATAATAACAGAATTGTTTGAACAAAGCGTTAGTTCTTTTGATAGAAAGGGTGATTTGATTCATTCTCCCGATAAAGTTCTAGGTTCTGTTAATAGTAATAGAAACCCTAAATGGCTAAAGAATACTAACTTACATTTAGAGAATGGGCTTAGAATGTGCAATATGTTATTGTCCACATTAATGCCTAAGCATCCTCTAAAAAATAGAGTGGAGGAGTGTTATATTGAACTGTATAGGAAACATGTTTTAACTACACTAGGACTTGAGGAAAAAGCAACTGCGGTTGTTTATTATGTTCTCAAAGAAAACAGAACACCCGTTCCATTAAAGGAACTAAGGCAGGAGTTTTCTTGTAATACTAGAACACTTAACAGGGCAATAAAGAGAATAAATAAGCATTTTAACAGTGTAAATAAAACTAAGATAGACCCAACTTACATGTTAAAACAAGTGACTTCTAAGATTACAGATGATTTGAACTATGCTTCAAATTGTCAAGAAGTATTAGAAGTGTTTGAAACTCTAACACAAGAAACAGATTGTGTAAAAGGCACAGTCTATTATGCTAGTATTTGTTGGATTGCTAAAAATATGTTTTTGCACCCAATAAAACAAAAAGAAATTGCAGATAAGGCCAATGTGTCTATATCTTCAATAAAACTAACCACAAAGAAACTGTTGGCTTTGATTGGTTATGAACAATGCTCTCAATTGAGAGGTAAACAGATAAATGAAATAAGGAGAAATTGAAATGAATGATGATAATATAACAATATGGAATATAACCTTTGATGTAGACGGTAAACTCTATGTCTTGGATGAAATGAAAGTAGGAACAAATGTGCATGAAATAATTAAGTTGATACAAGATAATGTAAGTATGAATGATATTAAGCCAATAGATAAGTTTGATATTAGCGCAATACTAGGACATGAAGGTTTTACGGGGTGGATGTATGAATAATGAAGAAAAGACAAAAAAATTTAAGGTAACTAATGAAATGCTTTTTCTACAACATAAGGAAGAAATGTTGAAAGAAATTGATAATATGTATAAGATGGAATTGAAGAATGATTTAACTATATTAAATAAAGAAGATTGGTTAGCCTCTTCTTTTCTATCAATGTATTTAGCGGTCAGTGCCTTTAGAAGACAGGAGGAAAATGTATGAGAAAAATATTAGTAATTGGAGCAGGTGGAATAGGAAGTTATCTTATTTCATTCTTAGATAATTTAAACTTGTATGAAATACAAGTGAATGATGATGATAAAGTAGAGACAAAGAATCTAACATATCAAAACTTTAGTGAAGAAGAAGTTGGAAAAAATAAATCTATGGCTATGGGTAAACATAAGTGTGTAAGCATTTCTAGCCCATATCCTATCTTAACACCTCAACAACTTGAGGGATTTGACTTAGTAGTTTGTTGTGTTGATAATTTAGGCACTAGAAGAATGCTTTACAATTCAAATGTAAAGTGGTTGGATTTAAGGTCACAAGGTAGAAACGCCGCTTATGTATCTTATCAAGCCGACCCATCAATGTATGATAGTTTGTTGGCAGGTAAAGACGGGTCGTTTAGTTGTCAAGGCGAGACTTGGGATGGTTCACAAGAAGGAATACATTTCATGCACATGGCTATTGCAGGTATGGGTGCTGAATGGATTCAAAGATGGTTTAATGGTGAAAGTGTAAATTCTTTCGCCGTAGTAAATGTATGAGGGATAAAAAATGAAAGAAGGAAATATAAAAATATTAAGAAGAGTATTACAAACGAGCAGAGCATGTGTAAGGTATTCAAATATCCAACACTTTAGTTGGAAGAATACTACATATGATAAGATTGAATTGAAAGTATATACCTCCGGTGGAGTTATTATTCAAGAAATCACTAAGGAAGAACTAGAGAAGTTTACTAAGATTTACTTCGATTATGTGGAGATGGTTGATAATGTCCGATGGTAAGTCAATAAGAGATTTTGAAAATATGGTTGAATACGAGCAAAGTATTGAGGATGCTAGGAAAAGAGCAGAACAACACATACAAGAATGGTATGAAATGATAGCAGAAGAAACTATTGAAGATATATGCAAATCAGTAGATGCTCACGAAGTAATTAGAGAAGAGATTGATGAATTAGCCTATAAAGATAAAGAGTTCTTTGAGGCGATTTGGCATGCTTCGACTGAAATACTACCTGCTTTAGAAGTTCAAGTAGTTATTGATGGTGATAATAATTGTCATGTCACTACGGGTTCTTCGGGTTATGTTGAGTTTGGTATGAAACCTCCTATTGGTATGAAATTACCTATTAGGTGTTGGATTCATACACACCCCTTCGGTAGTGCTTACTTTAGCGGTATTGATTGGAATACAGTTAATACATGGAAAAGCCAAATGCAAGAAGCCTATGTTTTAGGTGGAGTAGAACACTATGGTTATTGGACAAATGAAAAGCCTAACTTATTAATGATTAGAAATGTAGATGTAAACGGTGAAGAATCGTTTAGGGTGCAAAACCAATATAATTTAGAATCGGAAATTAGGAGTGGAGAAGAATGAAAGCAATTGGAAATTGGGTATTGGTAGAAATAGGAAAAGAAAAGACTAGTGGTGGAATTATATCTTCCGCTAACAACAAGGGCAAGGTTATTCATTGTTCTTGTGATAAGAACCTAAATGGTAGACTAGTATATTTTAGTAATAGGAATGAGTATAATTCAGTCGGTGAATATATTGCCGTTCCTTATGAAAACATTATGGCAGTGGAGAAGATAAAATGATAATTAATGGAAGTGAAGTAAAGGAAAAACTGTTGAAAGGCATAGACATAGTTGCTAATACAGTAAAGCCTACACTTGGGCCACAAGCCAAGACAGTTATATTACAAGGTAATCCACCTGTTGTAATTAATGATGGCGTAACAATTACAAAATACATTAGTGATGAAGACCCTTATGTTCAAATGGGAATACAATTAGTTCAAAACTTAGCAAGTAAGGCACAAGAAGGTAGCGGTGATGGAACTACTACTGCTTGTATTCTTGCTCAAGCATTATGTCATAATATGTTAGATGCACCGGAAATGAATGCTCATCAATTTAATAGTTTGATTGAGAGATTAAAAATGGCCACAATTTTTCATTTAGACCAAGCATCACAAGAAGTTAAAGATACTGATATTGAAAATATCGCCACAATAGCGGCCAATAACGATTCTCATTTGGGTTCTTTAATTGCCGAAGCAATTGATAAAGTTGGGCGTGATGGTATTATTACTGTTGAAGAATCTAAAACACATAACACTGAAATTGTGGTAAGAAAAGGATTAGAGATTGATGAAGGTTATATGAGTCATTTAATGGCTAATAGTGAAGATGGTAAATGCACATTTGATAGTCCACTGATTTTCTTATCTAACTTAGCGATAAGAAACTTTAGTGAAATATTACCTATGATGGAACATGCGGCAAGTAAGAATTTACCTCTAGTTATATTCTGTAAAGGAATGGAAGGTAATGCTATGAACAATGTAGTTATGAATCTTTTACAAAAGACAATAGAAGTTGCAGTAATTACCGCACCTAACTTTGGTGATGCTCAATTAGATGAGTTGGCTGATATTGCAGGAGTTGTTGGTGGAACAGTCTATACAGATGAAAGCAAAGACGACCCTAAGAAAATACATTCACATACTTTTGGAAGTTGCGACACTATTACAATTACTAAAGATAAAACAATCTTTGTTGGAGGTAATAGACCACTAACAGAAAACAGAATAACTACACTAAAAGGAACACTTGAAGATTCTCAAGACGAGTATGACAAACTTAGGCTTAAGAAAAGAATAGCAAGGCTTAGTGGTGGCGTTGCTACAATTAAAGTCGGTGCTTCATCATCTATTGAAATGAGAGAGAAGAAAGAAAGATTAGACGATGCTCTTAATGCTACAAAGGCCGCATTAGAAGAAGGTATTATTGTTGGCGGTGGATTAACTCTAGCAAAGGCCGCTAAGGTAGCAACAAAGGATATTAAACATTCTAAGTGGTTTGAGTTAGCCATGCAAGAGCCAATGAAGGTATTACAGTATAATAGCGGAATAAACAATCCTTCTATTTCTTTTGGCAAGAAAGATATGGGCTTTAATGCTTTAACAGGTAATACTCAAAACTTAAGAAAAGCAGGAGTCTTTGACCCTGTTAAAGTTACCAAAAATAGTTTCTTAGCGGCTATGTCAATAGCACAACTTTTCTACTCAACCGATGTAGCAGTATTATTGCCGGAGGAATAGAATTGAAATGTCCTAATTGTTGGAGAGATATGACTAAGTATTATGCTAGAAGGTTCGGTATGTGTAAGGTATGTTTGGAAGGTGAAGAAAATGAAAAAAAGAGCAATAACAGTTAATTTACCTGCACCACATAAAGCACAGATAAAATGCCCTATTTGTAAAGGGAATAAATGTATAGTCTGTAATATGACAGGTAATCTAAAGATAGATGTTGCACCAAAGATACCAATACAAAGAGCGCACATTATCAAATATGTTATGGAGAACATGCAAGATGTTTCACAAGAACTAACTAGAATGTATGGTTTAGTACCGGAAGTAGGAACTAAAGAAGTAGTGATGGTTAATGAAGGGCAGTATGAAATAGTGCAAGTATCATCTTTGGGCGGTGCTTGTTGGGTAGTAAACAGATTAGATTTGTTAGAAACACCACGATACTTTACTTCTTTAAAGGAACTAAAGAAGTTCAAAGAGGGGTGGATGAGTTGAGTGATTTAGAAACAAAGGGAACAATAGCCCGAAACGCAACGGAAGAGATTTTAGTTAAGCGTGGAAATTATTGGAACATTGAAGTCTTTGATGTTCGATGGTATGTTAATGACAAACCATCAAGAAAAGGTATTCGCATGAATATTGAAGAGGCTAAATTATTATTAAAAATATTGGAGAGAGAATTAGAATGACGAAAATTATAACAGATGTACAAATAAAAAGATTGATGAAGATTACGAATCCTAAAAGAGAATGGTCGGAAGGTTGCATACAACGCCTTAGAGCAGATATTGTAACTTTGGCAGGTTTTTTACTTGAGGAAGTTGAAACAAGAATGGTAGGAAACAGTAGAGTTAAACCACAAGATATAGCAGACTCTTTGTATATTTTAGCAAATGCCATAAGACTATCAAAACATCCTGTAATAGAACATTATGTAGCGGAGCATAAAGAAGTTCTTGGAGGCGAGGAATAATGCTTAGATATATTAGAACTTGGCAAAATGATAAGAAGTTTAAGGAGTGGGGCAAACAAATTAGAAAGAAGTTATCTAATGAAAGATTAGAAGAACATTTCGATAAAGACTTTTCACAAATGAGCAACACTAATGAATTTACAAGGGCTTCTTTTGTTATGTATTGGGAAATACAAACAGACACTAAATTAGGAACAATAGCCCCTCCTTTAGTTCAAGGAACATTAATCTCTATGACTAACAGATTAATAGAACAAGGGAAGATGGATGAAGTTCAAGTAATGAACGCTATTATGATTAACTTCACTCGTATTATGGGTGTTATCAATAGTGGTGACGACGATGAAGAGGAATGATTGGGTTTATTTAGCGAATGCTATGTGGGCTTACGCTGAAAAACATGAAGGTAGAGTTAGTGACCTTCTAAAAGAATTAATAACAAAAGTGAATAAAAATAAGGAGATGATTATAGATGATAGATTGGAAGATGATGAGCCGACTGTTAGAATCCACAAAGGACAAAACACCAACTCAACAAGTAAAATTGATAGCAACAGAACTAGATAAGTTTGCTTCTAGTAAAAGTGTAGCAATACAAATTTTGGCTAGGGAATATCCTAGTAATAATATTGGTTTAGCAAAGGCTAAGTCTTGGCTAACTAAGATTTTTAATTGCTTTGATGATGAAATAGAAGTATTATATGCAATAGATGGAGAATTAGGAGAAGCAGTATATTTACTAGACGCAGGAGCAGAAACTCAAAGAAACATAGGTATTGTTTCTGTTCTAAGAGTTTTAGAGAATGCTTGTGGTTCTGTAAATGATGCTTCTTTTCTTTTGGTGCAAGATGTTTTATTAAAAATGTCAGCACTAGAAAGAAAATGGTTTGTTAGATACTGGTTGGGTTCACCAACAAACGGTATTGATAGTGGAGTTGTTAAGAAAGTTTTAGCAAAACACTACGATAAGAAAATTAGTGAAGTTAAGAAACATGCTAACTTCAACAGTTTAGGTAATCTTTGTGTATATTATGAAATGAAAGAAGAACCGCCCATGAAATTATCACATGGAACTTTTGTAAAACCAATGTTAGCAAAAGAAGTGCCTATGAATAAATGGCCTAAAGATAAAATTGTTGATTATAAGTATGATGGTAATAGATACCAAATACACAAAGAAGGAGATAATGTAATTATCTTTAATCGTAAAGGTAATATCGCTACTCCTCAATTTCAAGATGTTGTAGAAACAGTTAGACAATATGAAGTAGATTGTATTCTTGATGGTGAAATATATCCAATTAAAGATGATGGTTCACCTGCTGAACATAAACTAATGGGAACGAGAGTTCATTCTAAAGACCATCACGAAGCATTACAGAAGGTTAAAGTTAAGTGGGTTATATTTGATTGTCTTAAGATTGGTAATGAAACCATAATGGATTTACCTTATGCTGAAAGACTAGTTAGATTTTCACAACTGCCCGACCAAGCACATAGAATGGACACAGGCGGAGATGTTCTAGCATTCTATAATAGAGCGATTAACGATGGTTTTGAGGGCATTATTGTCAAGGATATTAGTTTACCCTATGAAGCAGGAAAGAGAAGCGCAGGATGGGCTAAATACAAGCCTCCTCGCATTGAATTAGATGTGGCTATTACTACTGCTAAATATGGCGAAGGCTCAAGAGCAAATGTGTTTGGAACTTTTGGTATTTCTGTAAAGAGCGATAGTGGTTTCAAATCGGTAGGTTCTATTGGAACAGGTTTTAGTGATGCCGACTTAGTTTGGCTTACTAATGAATTGAGGAAGAATGTTGAAACTTACGATAAAGGAACATATAACTTATTACCGAGAGTTGTTTTAGAAGTATCAGCAGACTTAGTTACTCAAGATGCAAAGGGCAATTATGGATTAAGATTTCCTAGATGTAAAAGAATACGACATGATAAGTTTGTGGCCGATATAAATACAATAGAGGATGTGGAGGCTTTAGTATAATGTGTTATAATTGTGGAGAAGAATCAGTGAAATATTTAGTTATGACACCGATAGGACAAAGAGCCTTTTGTAGTGAAGAATGTTATTGTCTATATGTCGGTCTTCCTTATCACGGTGAAGGCTACTATGGTTTAAACCGATACAATATTAATAATGTGGAGAGGTTAGAATGAGCGAAGATATGTTTGATACAGTAAAATACGACAGTGATGATTTATTTAGTCCTAAAGAAGTCAAGGCAATAGTTGATAAATTTGGAAAAGCCTCTATATTTTCTTATGCAGTTTACAGTGAAATGACCGATGAAGATTTATTTGTTTTAACTAAAGGACTGTATGTTGCTTTGGCTTGTCATGGTGAAATAATCCTCGGCGACGATTTTGAAAAGAATATGATTATAATTCAAGCAAAGGAAGATGTAAAAACGGCTGCTATGTTTAACAGAGTAGAAAATGTAAATTTTAATATTGTCTTGGGAGGTTGCTTCAAAAAATATACCGATTTTATAGAAAAATTACTTTTTGAGGGTTTAATGTATATGCAGGTAGAGTGTGAATTTATTGGGTTTTTTGAGGTCGAATCCAATGTATAGTAAAGATATGTTAATAGGTATTTTTCTTGCTAGAGCCAACGGACACATCAGCCTTACAAGAAATAAACAAATACTCATAGGTTATAGGACTAAACTTAGTATTAATATTAGAGGTAGTGCTAGTTTTTTATTGGCAGTGAAAAGAAGTTTGGGTCAATATAATATATTTCCTAAGTATAGAACTAGACAAAGTGAAAATAGACCAACACCAATTCTAACAATTACAGGGGTTAGACAAATAGCATTAGTCGTCACTAATTTTTTAGTTGACTTACCGGATGCTAATAACAATCTTTCTAATTTTAAACAAGCAGTGAAAATTGTCGCTGAATCAAGACATTTACAGTTGGAAGGATTAGAAGAATTATTTAAATTAAAAGGGGTTATGTAATGGGATTAACAAATATGAATAGAAATAGACCAATAATAATAACAGGAAAAACAGGAACAGGAAAAACAACAAAGGCAAAAGAGATGCTTCCAGACGCTTTGGTTATATTTAGTGATGAATTAGAAATAGACTCAAATTCAATTAATGTTGAAAATGGACTTATTATCGAAGATATTCATTATAATAGCGATAAAGAACGCTTATTGAATATAATTAGACGGTATAGAGGTAAACTAGTAATGACCTCGCTTAATGAAAAAGACATTCCAAAGGAAGTGAAGCCTCTTTGCCAAATAAAAAGAGCAGGAACTAAAAATCACTTGTTAGAATCAATCAAAGAACTAGCACCTAGAAGTGAAGAACCGTTTTCATCGAAAATGGACACCTTTAGTTTAGTGAATTACTTCTTGAAAGAAAGCGATAGGGAAGAAGTTTGTAGGGTTTTGAAGATTAACAAACCATCCGATACTCAAATATTGAATTGGCTTTGTGTAAATTCAAATCCGAATAAGTTGTTATTCATTGATGGTAGAGTTAGAAGAAGATGGTCGCAAGATTACTTCTATGAGATGTTAGCATACGCTTATGATGGTAGATTCTATGGTAGGCTAAATATGCCGACAAGAAAACAATATTCAAAGATACCTTCTTTGCTAAGGAGATTGGGTATTAAGAATGCTGATAAAAGGATATTCAAGCAATTAACTAATGATGAAGACTTTGTTAAGTTTGCTAAAAGCAAACTAAATAATAGCGAGTGTCGCCTAATGAATTTAGGAGAAAAGCGGGTGCGTAAAGCAAAGCCCGTTAAGAAAAAACAGGTTAGTTTGGGTGACTACTTATGAAGATTAGAAAAGGAAAAAAGAGAGTAGTCATGCGACTGATAAATATAGTCGGTAGTAATGAATTAACTACTAGAGAAATATACAATAGGATGGTAGAACATCCTTCTAAAAACAGTATGAAAAGAAATGGTGGAGATTTAACAATCCACCAACTAAGTAATATTCTCTCATCTTATTTCGATAAGGTGGGTTTTAGTAAAAAAGATAATAATATAATATGGAAAAATAGAGATGAGAATTATGGGAAGAAAAGGAAACAAAATGATAATAAAGAAAATAAAAATGATGTTAGATGAAACACCAAATATGACAACAGGACAAATATACGATTTATTACACAATACAAAAAGTGTAAATACGGCAGGAAGGAAAAAATTTCCTGCTTGGGGAATAACGATTAATCAGTTATCTTCTGTATTGGGTCGTAGGTTTGAGAAGGCATATTTTGATGAAAAAGTAAGACAGGTTGCTTGGAAGAATAAAGAGGAATGAAAATGAATAAAAGAATAGAATATGTAGCACGATATGGATATGATGAAGATGGAGCAAATGTTGACCCTTGTAAGAACAAGCGTCATGCTGATAGACTAATTAAAGAGGCTTTGCTTGACCCAACAGTTGAGTCAACACCACATGGTTTCTTGTTAAGTATTTGGCGATTAAATATTGAGTCCGGTATGGAAGAAGAATATTGGGAAAACCCACTACTTGACACAAATGAAGATGGAGAAAGAGTAATCATGGTTAATGGAAAAGAGCAAGGACAAATGGAGGAATGAAAATGAAGAAAAAAGAATTAATGGAAAGATTGAGAAAAATAATGGACTTGTATGAAGTAGAGAAAAAACCTGAGAGTTCATTCAACATGCTTTGTGATTTATATATTGATTTGGAAGACGAATTTGGGGTGTACTAATGGGGATGAAAAGTAAAAAAATAAATGAAGATATAGAAGAACTAAAAGAAAAAGCATACCAAGCCGAACAACTTGAACAGTTGCAGGAATGGGCTATTCAAGCGGAGTCATATATTACTGATATTTTAGGCCACCCCGATTTAAGAGAACTTGGTATTGAAGAACCTCATGGTTGGTTAAGTAGTATTATGCACAATTTAGTTATAGAAATAGAATCTAAGTTGGGGGATTTGTAATGTTATGGACAGAAAAATACAGACCAAGTAAATTAAGTGATATTGTAGGACAAGAGCATTTTGTATTAGATGCCGAACAATGGGTATTAGAAAAGAATATGCCTAATGTTCTTGCTTATGGAATGCAAGGGACAGGTAAGACAGGTGCGGCAATAGCACTTGCTAAGTCTATGTTAGGAGACTTATTCAAGGATAACTTCTTTGAAGTAAATGCTAGTGACGATAGAAGATTAGAAACTGTTAGGACTACAATTAAACAAGTAGCGCAAAGCGGAACCATTGGTGATGCACCATTTAGAATAATGTTATTAGATGAAATGGATGGTATGACTAGTGATGCTCAAAATGCTTTGAAAAGAATAATGGAAAGATATGCAAATAATATTAGATTCATTATTACTTGTAATGATAAGTCTAGGATTATCTTTCCACTACAAAGTAGGTGTGCTAATTATAGATTTAATCCATTGAAGAATGAAGTTGTTCTTGAAGTTATCAAGAATATTCTTGAGAATGAAGGGGTCAATGGCTTCGCCGATGAAGACTTGGCTCGCTTTATATATCAATTAGATGGAGATTTACGCAGGGCAATTACAGAAATACAGGCTGCCAATGCCTCAAACTTTACACTAAGAAAACAAGTACAAAATTCATTTAAAGAATTTGATGGAATACTAAAATTAATAATCGATAAAAAACCTAATGAAACATTAGATAAATTACATGACATATTGTATGGAGGAAGAAGTGTGAAGGAGATTTGTTTAGCATTACATAACTCTGTATTAGAGGCACAAGGTTTAGAGTCCAAAGAGAAGTTTAAACTTCTTAGGATAATAGGGGAAGCAGAATATCGTTCTACTACCATGACCCCTAAAGTAATAATTTCATGGATGGTAGGACAACTTTAAGGAGGAAAAAAATATGAAAGAAATAAATGAAAAAATGATGAAAGAAATAGAAATAGGAAGTAAGCACATAGGGATTACTGTTGATGAAATGGTAACAAAATTCCGTTCCATGTGTGAAGAGAATGGAATAGAGTTAGATAACGATATTGCAGTTTCACTACTTAGAAATTATGTGCGTGGTAATATGCCAACAAAGAAAACAAACAACAGTGGTTCTAACAGTTTAGTTAAGAGCGCATTCGGTTTCTTTGTAAGCCTAGAAGCACCAAGAGATATGATGAGTTGGAGTAGAAACAAAGCAAGAGAAGAATACCTAAGAGATGGTGAAAAAGCATTATCCGATGGTGTTGTTGCAGTTGCTACCGATAACGGAGATGAAACCTATAATCTTGAAAGATACTACAAAGGTGACTATCAAGAAACTATGGTAAAGAAACTACCCGATGGTGCGGAAGAATTGGAAGATGGAACTATTATTATTCCATTAGACAATATGCCTAATTACACAAGTGGGGCTGAAAATAAAAGATATGGTAAGCCTTTGCCTAAGAATGAATTTAGAAGAAATGGTATTTTCTTCGGTAGCATTGATGGTGGAGATATGAAGTCTTACTACTTCTCTTATAAGAATCAAGGTGGAATAGATTTTGCACCCGAAACTTTTGATTGGGTTCACTTTAAGGCTATTCCTAGTGATGATGGAACAAACTTGTATGGTATGACTATGGCTACTAAAGATAGTTTGATTAGAAATGTTGATGTAAACCCCGAAGGTGACGAATACAGAGATATGAGTTCTTTTGACTTTGCATCTTGTTTATATGAAAACTATCCTAAGAATGGAACACCATTGGTAGATTTAGATAGACTACATACTAATTTACAAATGGAACAAACAAAGGATAGATTTGCTATTGTTGAAGGAACGGTTGTTAATCAAAGAATGACACCGACTGCTAACGGTAACAGAATTTTATCTATTACTGATAAGGCATCCGATATGGAATTAACAGAAGATGAAGAAGAGAATCTAGCAACTACTTGTTGGATTCCCGAACACATCAATATTAACTTCGGTATTGGTTCGACAGTATTAGTAGTTGGAAGAACTTCTCAAAGAATTATTGACGGAGAAGCCGAACCAATTACAATTAATACTAGCGGTTTGTTAGTTCAAGAGGCATTTGGTAATCCGGTTGCCGAAGAACAAGGCGTAGAGGATGAAGACATTGTTTGGTTTTGATTGATATTCCATAGGGGTTTGTTGTTGCTCCATCAATAATACAACAAACCCCTAGCAGCCCAAGTGTAAGTGTGAACTTGAGGAAGAAATTGACGCTCGGATAGGTGCGAAGCCTATTTTTTAGAGGAATAAAAATGTATAGAAAAGGAATTATAGAAGAGAGATTCCTTCTAAAAAATGAAAGTTATATTATTGATTTAAATAGTGTAGACTTTATTACTTGGAAGGAAAATGAAAACAAAAAAGATAGTTATTGGATTAAACTTCATGTTGGAACTAAGGAGACAAGATATGTTTGTGAAGGCAAAAATGAATTGTGTCGTATATTAAACGCATGGGGATTATTGAAAGAAACAGAATTATTATTAGATAAAAATGAGATAGGTGAAAATTATGAGTTTTAGAAAAGAGAAAATAAATTTTAGTGAATTAATGAAAATGAAAAGAGAGAATAGAAAACCTAGAATGGTATTAGGTATTTGGGGAGAACCAAAGACGGGTAAAACCGGACTTGCATTAGACTTCCCCGATAGAAAGATATTTGTTTTAGATTGGGATAGAGGCGTTGAATCAACTTGGTTTCAACACCACGATGCAACAGATAGAATAGAAGTATTTTGTCCTATTGTAATGAATAAAGATAACATTATTGATATTAACGAAAGTGAATCACGCTCGTTAGAATTTATCAATCATGCTAAACAATCAATAGATGCAGGAGATAAACCTATCTTTGTTATTGATGGAGTAGATACTTGGCTTTCTTCATGTATGTTGAAAGTTAATCCTAATCCTAGAGTGGTGACAAAGATTATGCCGTTCCAATATGGTAATAGAAACAAAGCATTCTACTATTTATTAGACACTATATACAACTTAGAATGTGATGTAATATTTATTACGCATGATACTGAAAAGTATGTCGATAATGTGCCTGTTGGAGTTCAGCCAATGTGGAAAGATTGGGGAGGTAAACTTGAACAAGAGATTTACTGTTCTAAAAAGAAAGTAAAGGGAGAACTACATTTCTTTGCTGAATTATTGGGTAGTAGAACTAATGGTAAACTTGTAGGTTCTAAGTGGACTACAAGACAAGGAACTCCACCTAACATTACATGGAACGGACTAAAGGAATTAAGAGAGGGAGCAATATGAAATTTACAGTAGATGCAAAAGAATTAGTAAAAGCATTAACAGATATACAATTGAAAGGAAAATACTTCAATGGTGCAAGTCTAACTAATAATACTTTAATAGAGTATTTTTACGCTAAATTGCACAATAATACATTGAGTTTATGGAATTGTGATTCTATTAATTCATTAATAGTTAGAGTCAATATAACTGTTGAAGGTGATGAAGACGGAACGGTTGTTGGTGAAACCGGAGAGTTGTTGAAATATCTAAAGAAGTTCAGTGGTGATGTAGTAGTAAACTGTGGTGATATTATTACTATGACAAATAACAATAGTAAACTTTCACAACCTACTATTGCGAACCATCCTAATATGGACACATTAAATCGTATGGGTCAGCATGTCCTAAATACACACTTTGAGGAAAACCTAGAAACTTTGTTTAACTTTAACAAAGAAAAATATGAAGGTGCATTTCAATTAGACTCAAATACATTTAGTGAAACTATGAAACTTTGTGAGTTAATTGGTAGTGGTGTTTATCACCTAAACTATGAACATGATAAGAATAAGTTATCACTGTCTAGTGCTACTAACAACTCAAATAAGTTTGAAACTTCTATTGAGTTAGAAGGCAATATTGGAGAATCAGCAACACTAGATTTTTCTAGCCCACTACATGTATTGTTTGACAATGAAATGTTGAACTTTTATGTCAAAGATGATTTCCCGATGTTGATTATATCGGAGAATAAACTTTTGATTAAAGCACCACACTTAGCAAATTGAGGAATATAAATGATAATAAGTAATAAAAATGGAAATACAATATACAAATCTTGGAGAGAAAACGGAAAAAGAAAAAGCGAAGAGGTAGAGTTTCGACCTTACTTCTATGTTTTAGAAGATGAGGTAGAAAGAAATTACTATCCTTTGAACAAATATACCAATGGTAGATTTGAATATGAAGATGGAGATTGGAAAAGCCTAGAAGGTGAACCTTTGAAGAGAGTCTATGTTGAAAAATCATATGACATAAATAGTGCTAGGCAACTCTTTACTAAAACATATGAGGCTGATGTGCCTTATACATTTAGATATGCAGTTGATGAAGTTAATGAGATGCCCGAATACAATATGCGTAAGTGGTATTGGGATATGGAATGGCAACAAGGCGGAGAGTATGATGGTTGCATTACTACCATTGTAGTGTATGATAATTACGATAAGCAATACTATCAGTGGGCTTGGTTTCCCGAACCTGAATTTGGAAAGAATACAGTAAATTTTTCTTCCGGTAAATATTCAATTTTTGAAACTGAAAAAGAAATGATAGAACACTTTATGGGAAATATGATTATTAAAGACCCCGATATGTTGATTGCATGGTTTGGCCTTAAGTTCGACTTACCTAAGTTATTAGATAGAGCATGTGCTTTAGGTTTGAATCCTTTAGTTATGTCGCCTTATCATAAGATAGATGGAGTTAAGCAACTTAAGAAAGGTTGCAGTTTTAAGAGACAAGATGGTTATTCACCAATTGAACAACCTATTGGTGGAAGGCTAACTCTTAACTTAGACCTAGCATTTGAAAGACAATGGAATGATTCGCAAAGAGGAACACTACCCTCATTAAGTCTTGATTATGTTTCTAAGATATTGTTCGATGAAGGAAAGGTAATGGAAACTAAGTTTGAAGACCCTAACGAATTTTATCGTAGAGCGTGGTTAGAAGATACAGAAGCATACTTACATTATGCCGTAGTAGATGTAGAACTCTTAGTTAGAATAGATGAATCAAACTATTGTAGTGAAGCAATAATATCATTACAACGATTACTAAAAGCACCTTTCAAGGCTTGCTTCTATGCTTCACATATGGGTTCTATTTACTTTATGAGAAATGCTGGTTGGAAAGCACCAACAGGTATCAAAAGTGCTGATAGAAGAGAATATCAAGGGGCTATGATTTATGACCCGCTTAGTGAGAATACTAATGGCTTACATCTTAATGTAGCGGCATTTGACTTTGCAGGGCTATATCCTTCAATGATGGTTGCTAGAAACATATCTTGGGAGACTAAGAGCGAAACACCTACTGAATTTGGGGTTAATATATTAACACCAAGAGATTTCAGCGAAGTGGAAGGAGAGCGAATGCACTATTATAGAACTGATGAACTAGGACTATTGCCTAGAGCAGTTCTTGAATTGAAAGAGTTAAGAAACGATTACAAGAAAAGAATGAAGAACTCCGAAGGTGATGAATATGTTAAGTGGTATAATAATCAAATGGCGGTCAAGAGATTAATGGCTTCTTTTTATGGTGTATTAGCCTTTCAAGGATTTGGTTGGGCTGATGTAGATTTAGCCGCTAGTATTACTGCTAGTGCTAGAGAGGCTATTAGATTGGCCGCATTTAAGGCGAAGGAGTTGGAAGTATGAAAGATAAAGATAAAATTTGTAAGAATGAAATGCAAAGAGCATGGGAAAACAGAAAGAAAGAGTTAGTAGATAAATATCGTAAAGAGTATGAAAGTGATAGAAAAGACTATACTTTTGAAGAATGGCTTTGTTGTTATCTTAATATGGTTGAAGACGAGTATGAAGTGATAGAAGAAGAATTTACTAAGTTAAATACAGAAATGCACAAGACAGGTAAAATAAACAGAAAGACTGAATTTAGAAAGAGGTTTGAAGATGAGTATGCTTAAGAGAGTAATATGTATGAAACCATTGGCACATAATCCTCAATTTGAGGGTAAGTTTCATTGTAAAAGATGTGCAGAAGAAATAAAAATGAGGAATAAAAATGAGTATAACAACAGAATGTAGAGAATGTAGGCAGGTCTTTAGAAAGAGGTCTTTGAAATCAACAGAAAAAATATGCGAGGCTTGTAGAGGTAGCGGAGGAAGAAACAGATACAAGGTTATGGCTAATAAAACTGTTAATGCAATAGCAATAGTAGATAATATGGAAAAACAAATAGAAGATTTAAAATCATCTATTGATGTATTACATAGCACTATCGGAGTTGAAGTTCAGCACCAAATAACTAATGACATAAAACCTATTGTAGAAAAAATAGTAGATGAAAAAATTAGTGAACTAAAAGGTATTATTATCTCTTCTATGACTAAATCACAAAAAGCACAAGAAGAAATTAAAGAACTTACTAAAACAATAAACTTACAAAAGGGTTCTATTACAAGAATTAGGAATAAGATAAAAGCGTTTGAAAAGAGGTTGGGAATATGAAGTGTCCTAGATGTGGAGGTTCTCTTGCTTATGTTGAGTTAAAACCTAAGATAAACTATTCCTATGTTCAGCGAATAAAGAGAAGGGCTAAGTTAATATGTAATTCTTGTGAATATGAGGAGGTATTCAATTGAATAAACATTTTGAAAGATGGGTCTATGAGACAGTGAAAGAAATGGATGAAGTGTTTACCGGACATGAAATTATTGCTAGAATTGTAGAAAAGAAAGGAACTAGTATGTATGTTGGTAATGCCCAACAAGTAGGTTACTTACTAAATAAATTAGATAATATAGAAAGAATCGGAGAAGGAGAATATAGGAGGTTAGATGTATGAAATACACAAAATACATAGTGGCTAAAATAGAATACGATACAGAAGAAACTTGGAAAGAGACTGAAAAAGACATTAATGATATAATAGAAATGCTAACAAATTTAAAGCGTAGAGCAACTATTATAGAAATTGATGGTGTAGATACAAAACAAGGAGTAGATAGTCATGTCAATGATGGACAAGACAAATGAACTCCTTGAGGAATTACTCGCTATGATTGCTAAGAGCAATAAAATATTAATGATGGTAAATATTGTAAATATAGCGACCATTATAACAATAATAACGGTGATATTATGAATGAAAAAGAAATGAAATACAAAATAGAAAGATTAGAAGAAAGAATTGAAGGCTTAGAAAGAGAGGTAGAAGAACTATACTTAGAGATAGAACTAACAAAGGTTTCAAGTAGCAACATAAGAGACATTATGGAAGAAGTCGCTAAGTTAGCAAATCAACCTGTTGGAATGATGTTTAATTATAGCAGTGTGTGATATTATGAAAGTAGTTTACGGACATACAGATTCGATTTATGTTCAAATTGATTCTGTTGAAAAGGCACAAGACGCTATTAAAGAAATAGAGTCTAGTGTTAGAGAACACTTTCCTAATGTTATGGGCTTAGAACAACACCCCGTAGTGCTAGAATTTGAAAAATATTATTCAGCATTAGGTGTTGGAACAACTAAGAATAGAAATGCAGGTATGATAACTTGGAAAGATGGAGAATGGTTAGATGAACCGGAGTTCATTATGACGGGTTTTACTGCTAAAAGAGTTAGTGAAACTAAACTTGCTAAAGAAGTTCAAACTGATGTATTGACAATGTGGGTGAATGAAAAACCTATGTTAGAAATTAACAAGTATTTACACAATAAATACATGTCAGTGCTAAATGGAGAAGTTGAACTACAGGACATTATTAAGAGAAGTAGGCTTAAAGAAAACAGACTAAAGGTTAGGTGTGGTAAAACTACAGAACACAGGTGGACTGGTAAAAAAAGTGGTTGTAATAAGAGATATACCTTACACGAATGTTTACCTCTAAGATGGTGTGAAAAGTGCGGTGAAGATGTAAAGAACTTCAAAACCTTAGATGGTAAGAAACCAACAATAGGTTCGGGTATAGCGGGTGTATTACATGCTAAACAAAACGATATTACATTTGACGACTCTTACTTATACCTTAAAGTAGCAAAGTCCGGTGAAGTATTTACACACCCATTAACTAAAGAAGTGAAGACTGTTGAATATGTAGCAGGTTCTCGGTATGTTGATTTTGATAAGTATAAACCCGATTATCAACATTATGCCGAGCAAGTAATAAAGAAGGCTGAACCAATTTATAAGGCTATGAATTGGGATTTGTCTAATATCAAATCGGGTAAAATACAAACAAATTTGGAGGAATGGTTTTGAATAACAATGAAAAATATGAAGCGATAATTAAATCAATGGATGAATATACTTATGATTGGAAGCCGGAAAATTACGACGACCCATCACAACCTATATTGAAAATAACTAAATCTTCTTTGGGGGCTTTCGATTGGTGTCCCAAGAAATACAACTTTAGTTATGTGCAAAGATTACCACAAGACCAAACAGAGGCTATGCGTAAAGGAACTATATTACATGTTCATAGAGAGAACTTCTTTAATGACTTTGATATTAAGAAAGCCGAGCATATGTCGGCTGATGAAATACATGATTATTGCGCCGGACTTACACCAATAGATGAGTATTTTGATTTGTCTATGACTGTTGCTGCTTTTGAGGCTCAAAGGTTTATTGATGCTAGAGCCGAAAATAAAATTGATGAATATTTACCTGTTTGTAATGAAGGGTTGTTCGATGCTGAAATAACAATAGAGGCTAATACTAATCCTAAGTTTCCACTTAGGAGAGATTACAAGATACATATTCAAGGCATCATTGATAGAGTTTTTCAAGAGAATGGTGGCTATGTTCCTTTTGAATATAAGACCGGAGCATGGAAAGATTACAAGGCTACTTCTATGAGAAAAGAAATGGCTTTTTATCAATTACTTATTGAGAATGCGGAAGATGAAGTTCTAATTAAGAATGGATTAGAACCTAATGTTCCTGTGACTCATTGGGGTTGGTATTATCCGGCTTCTAATTATGTATTTGCTGAAAATGCAAAGGCTAGAAATATGAAGTCTGTTATGAAGAATATTGCTAAGTTGATTTGGCACTATGAACAAGACACATTTCCAACTAAGTTTTTCTTTAAGACATGTTCTCATTGTAGTTATTTTAGTATGTGCGATGCGGCGGAAGAGGATTCATGGGTGTGATAATATGCTTTATGAATTTAATAATGGAACGGTAGAGAGTGAACAAGACACGACTCCTAACGGAACTAAAATAGTTAGATTGTTTTTTAAGGAATATAAAGATGCTCAAAAACTATATCGTGAATTAGATTGTTGGGCTTATGGGCTAGGTTGTGAAATTACTATTCTATTGAAGAGGGATAGCAACCCATATGTTGTTATAACTCCTACAACGCATTCTCGCATAATGGGTCGGAAGCCGACTGAAAACCTATGATGGAAGGAGATGGTTGAATGAATGATTCAATATATAGAATAGCGATAGATGCAATAACAATCATACAACATTTAGGACATGATGATTTGGCTAAGATGTTGTTAGATAGATACGAGAAGGTGATAAAATGAATGATAAAATAATAAAATGTAAATTATGTGAAGTAGAGATGAAAGAGTTTGAAGGTAATAATCCTCAACCTCTTCTTGAGGATTTTGAAGATAGAGTATGTAGAGACTGTAATGATTATGTCACGGCAACTAGACTATTACTTAGAAGTTTAGACCCTTACGAGCATGAATTAGTTTGTTTTTACATAGCGTCAGTTATGAAAACGGCTAGTTCTCTAAAAAGAAGCAGACTGCAAGCCTATGAACAATTAAAGGAGTTGAAAGAAAGTGAATGATAAAATAGAACAAAAAGTATTGGCTAGGAATTGGTCTTTTAATGAAATAGCCAATCTAAATCAAACGATAGAAAGTCTTGCTACCGACACATATGAAGAAATGAAACTAATAGAAAGATTTGAGTTAATTAGAGAAATTAGAATCAAAGAAACTTATGTTGGTGAAGTCTTTGAAGATGTAATGAAGCAAACAGTTTTGATTGCTCTAAGAGCAGAAGTAGCAAATACAGTAAGGAACATGTTAAATAACGCAACAGTTAATTTTGGAGGTAATAAAAATGATGAAGTTTCCGAGAGAAGTTTGGTCGGGGAGTCAAATGAAAAACGCTCCTCCACTACCAAGAAGAATAGTAAGAAGTAAAGAAGAATACTTGAGTTATGTAAAGGCTCAAAATAATAGAACTAATGTTTACACTAGTGTTTATGATTTTGCCGAGTTTGCAGAAAAAGCCAAGATAGATTCATCAGTTATACTTGATAGAATCTTTCTTGATTTTGATGCTCACGGTCAAAGTATTGAACAAGCATGGAGAGATGTTAATGTTGTTATGACTTATGTTGTTGATAATGATTACCAACACACTCTCTTTTTTTCCGGTAGGGGTTTTCATTTGTTTATCTTTGGAGAAACAACCGACAGTATTAGAAACATACAGGTTTTCTTTAGAGAGATTAAGGAATACTTAGTAAACATAGTAGGTAATGATATAACCCTTGATGATAGGGTCGGACAAGCAACTAGGCTTAGAAGAATACCTAATACAGTAAACATGAGTTCTAGGGATGAGAATGGCAATCCATACTTTTGCATACCATTACTTAAGACGGATTTAGATAAACAAGTTCAAGAGATACTTGAGTTAGCAAAGAAACCTAGAAAAATTCCTTTTAGAATAAGTGGTTCTGTAA